CGGGGGTGCCGGACACTCCCGCGCCCCCCTGTCCCGCTCTCTCCCCGCCACCCCACCCCTTCACGCGAAAGGGACGAAATGGACTCGGGAGAGAGCGGATCGGAATGTCCGAATCCCCGGCGGCCGCCGAGGTCGACCAGGGGATTACGGGATCGTCATGCTGCCGCCTTCCGCACGAGCCGGCGCTTGGCCGAGTCGGGCATCTTCACGTAGTTCCTGGTCGTGTCCGGGGACGCGTGGCCGAGGAGATCCTGCACGGTGAAGATGTCGTGATCGATCGCGTACCACTCGGTCGCCGCCCGGTGGCGCAGCTTGTGCGCGGTGTAGCCGCGGGGCAGCAGCGCCTTGATCAGCCGGCCTACCCACCGGGCGGACAGGTGCCCGCCCTCGCGTCCCGGGAACGCGTAGCCGGCTGGCAGCTGGCGCAGCTCGCGAGCGGCCGTGTCCGACAGCGGCACTACCCTGATCTTCCCGCCCTTGCCGTGCACGATGAGGGACCAGCCCTCGACGTCCTCGATCAGGTCGTCCGTGTGGACGAGCGAGATCTCGCCGCGGCGTAGGCCGCAGTCGCCGGCGAGCCGGATCATGATCCGCTCCCGCGGCCGCGCTTTCGCGAGCGCCTCCCGGTATCCGATCTCCGGGACCGGATGCGGGCGCGGCCGCGTCGGGCGCACATGCTCCACGTGCTCGGTCGGCTCCACCTGCAGGCGCCCGGTCAGGCGCGCCCACCGGTAGAAGCTCCGGAAGCTGGAGATGTGGGACCGGCGCGTAGCCGGTGCCCACGTGTGCGCGCCGAGATAGTCGTTCAGGTCGTCGAGCGTGACCTCGAGCAGCGGGCGGCGCCGCTGCCGCCAGGACCACCGGCCGAACCGGCGCAGGTGGTACGACCGAAGCCGGACGGTCTGAATCGACCGCCCGGCCCCGATCATCGCGTGTTCCCATGCGGTGACGTCGACGACCCACAACGCGTCGACGTCACCGGTTAGTTCGATCGTCATCCTTCCGACGCTGCGCTCACGAGAACAGATGGACGATCAGGGACATGAACCCGTTGCCCAGGAGGAACAGGACCACGTACAGGACGGCGAGCAGCGCCAGGCCGGTCACGCGACGCGAGATCTGCACCCCGATACGCGGCGCGCTCACGCGTCGTCCTCGATCGCCGGCACCTCGACGAACCCGGTCGTACCGCACGTCAAGCAGTCGGTCAGGACGTCGCCGAGGATGTCCGCCGTCGGGTCCTCCTCGAAACCGCGGCCGTCGCAGTCACCGCACACGTCCGTGACCGTCTCCTCCGGCCCCGTCATCGCGCACCGACCAGGGACATCAGGCCGGCCTGCGAGAACCCCCGGCGCGGGTAGCGCATGGTCACGGGCTGCTCGGCGTCGCACGCGAGGCAGTCGTAGCTGTCGTCCCAGTCGTGGGCGAACCCGTCGCGGCCGGGGCATTCCAGCGTCACCGGCGTCACGTCGGGAATCTTCCCGCCGGCCGCCCACGACTGGCCCGCCGGCGGCGCGAACTGTGACCCGGTCCAGGCGTGGCAGCGGGCGCAGTAGCCCTCCGCGGCGTCGTTCGGGTTCCACGACGTCGCCTCGCACCGCGGGCACGTGAAGCTGATCGCCTCGCGCCTGTCCTCGGCGTGGCGGCAGATCGCGCACACGGGACGGTCTGCCCTGGTACGCCGGTCCGTGAGCTCGCCATGGACGCAGCGCTCCGGCTCGACGATGTCGTCGACCAGGCCGTCCTGCTCGGTCCAGACCGTGCGGTGGTTCTCGCCGTGCTGGTCGCACGTGAACCACGTGCCGGCCTGCCAGGCCAGCGTCGCAGCGTCGGGGAAGTGAGCCGTGCGCAGCTGTGCCTCGCGGGCGTCGAGGTTCTTGCACCTCGCCATGAACCGGGCGAGCTCGGTCTCATCGCGCGCGCCGGTCCGGTCGACCGGCCCCAGGAGTGCGCGGTGCTCGCCGTTCAGCAGTGCGAGCTCGGCCGCCAGTGGCGCCGGCTCGTCGACGTCGACGCGCTCCCGCTCCCGCTCGAACTCGTTGAGACCGTCGCACGTGGCCTCGTGGTCCGCGATGCCCTCGTGGAAGCCCTCGACGTCGTCGCTCCAGTCCACGATGTGGAGCCCGCACGGGCAGTCGTACGTCGCCGGCTCCTGGCGCGCGGGCGGCTCGTCGACGACGTCGGCGGCCGCGCGGCGGGCGAGCAGCCGGGCGTGAGACGCCTCGAGGTACTCCGCGAGCTCGCGGTACTCGGCCGCCCACAGGTCACGCTCCTCGGACATGCTGCGCTGCTGGTAGTGATCCACCATGTTGCGTGCGCACCATGCAGCGTGGCTCAGGTTGTCGGCGGCGTCGTCGCCAGCCTCCCGGCCCGACGTGATGTAGTCCACGCCCCGGCCCCGGACGATGCTGTGCCTGCTCATGCCGCCAGCCCCCATTCGCCCCGGTTCGCCGGAACTGCCGGAACCGCTGTGACCTGCGCAAAGCACAAATCAGCGGGTTCGGGGTTCGAGTCCCTGATGGCGCACCGAGCGAGCAGAGCTCCTCGAGCGAGGCCCATGGCCTCCTCGAGGAGCTCGATCTCGTTGAGGGACCAGTCAGTGCGGCCGCGGTAGCGGTCCGTCACCGAGGCCTGCGTCAGGCCGACGATGCGGCCCACCGCCGTCTGCGAGAGCGAGCGCCGGCCCGCCTCCGCCTTGATCTCGTCACGGATCACTTCCGCGTGTGTCGTGGGCGCCTTGTACGCCACTGTCATCTGTGCCATGGCAGCAAACTACCGCGGCCCGCGGTAAAAGGGAACCCATTCGGCGCGACAACCAACACTTCACCCTGTCGCTACGGCGGTGCTCGTTGCGGTCCTAACGGGAAGCGCGTTACGTTCTGAACATGGATGAGGAACCGACGGCGCTCTCCGAACTACTGCGTGTCGCGCTGCGCCGCGCAAACGTGCCGCAGCGCGAGGCGGGTGACGTGCTGGGGATGTCCCAGACGGCGCTCGCGGACAAGCTGAACGGCCGCCGTCCGCTGCGGCCGCGTGAGGCGATGGTCGTCGCCCAGCTGTCGAACATCGACTGCACCGCGATCGCCCCGACCGTCCGTGAGATAGATCACCTCGAGGCACAGATCGCCATCCTGCGGACGCTCGTCGACGCACAACTGCGAGACGTGATTTGTGCCCTGGAGACCGCGGAACCGGTCCCGGCATGACTACGCGGCTCACGGCCGGCGCCGAGCTCGGCAAGCTCGTGAACTACCTGCGGCGTGCCGGATGGGGCGATCTGGCCGGAGCCGACACGCGCGGTGTGCGCGCGACGCTGCAGGCGCTCGCTGACCTGCTGCCGCCCAAGATGGCGTCGGGCCTCGTGACCGCCCCGCAGCTCGCCGAGGTCGCCGGCTACTCCGAACGGTGGACACGCTCGCGCCTGGTCCTGCTCGAGGACGCCGGCGTCATCACCTGGACCCGCGGCGGCGTCGTGGCCGGCAAGCCCGTGCCGTCCCTGATCCGCGTGCACAAGACCGTGCTGCTCGAGCTGATCAAGAACGCCCGGCGCCTGCGCGACGCGATGCTCGCCCGCTACCGCGCCGCCCAGCGCCGGCGCCTGGAGGGCGTCATGAACACGTTCCGCCGCAACAAGATCCCCGGTAAACGCGCAGGTCAGCCCCATGCGGAAGTGGCTACCGGCCTTCCCCCTTACGGGGAGGTGAGCCGGAGGCCTCCGGCTCCCACCGGCCGGGACAGATACGACATCCCGATCTGCCGCCACGGCGGCGACGGGACCCGGTTCGACGACGGCGTACCCCGGTGCCCGTCCTGTCGCCGCCTGGAGGGCTCGTGACGTGCTACCTCCACCCCCGCATCACGCGGGCCGACTGCCGCGCCTGTCAGCGCGCGGTCCGCCACGAGCTCGACCGCCACCGGCTCGAGCTGTTCGCGCGCCTCGACGCGCTCCCCCAACCCCCCGAGTGCGTCCACGGCGTACGCACGGACCGGCGCACCAGGGACGACCGTCCCCTGTGCCCGATCTGCCGCCACGCCGAGGACGCGTTCGAGGCGATCAGAGCACCATCCATCGATTACGCCGCCATCGCGGCAGGAGAGGAACACCCGTGACCGAGACCGAGAACACCCAGGACGACGCCGTCGAGACCGTGACCACGGCGGCCGCCGAGACGCTGGAGGCCTCCGGCGACCTGGTGCAGCTCGAGGCCGAGCAGCTGCTCAAGATGACGGTCGTCGAGCTGAGCCACTACGCGAGCGAGCGGGAGATCGACCTGGGCGCGGCGAAGCGCAAGGGCGACATCGTCGACGCGATCCTGGGCGGCGTCGAGCTGTCGCACTACGGGCCCGTGGTCGACGAGCTGCTCGACAAGGCCGGCATCCCGATCGATCGCGTGATCTCCCGGCAGTTCAAGGTCGGGAAGACGAGCCTGGCCGTGGGCTGGTTCGACCAGCACGGCACCCCGGTGGGCCGGTTCCTGGGCATCACGCCGAACCAGGCCGAGCAGATCCGCGACGAGCTCAACGACTTCGCGCTCCGCGGTCTGGACACGCTCACGTCCGCCGCACGCGAGACGCGCCAGTGACCCCGGAGCTGTCACCGTGGGACCGAAGAGACGGCCTGTCCGACCGCCGCGAATGGGTCGAGCAGACCCTCGACTCAGCTGGGAATACGTGGTGGACGGTCCACCGGGCCGGGGAGGTCCTGGCCGTCGCCATGTTCGCCAGCGCCGAGGCCGCCGGCGCGTTCGTCGCCGGCATGATCACCGAGAGGAACACACGATGACCGAACCCGAGGAGCGGATCCTCGAGGCCGAGCTCGCCGGCCGCGTCGATCCCGGCGCGGTCCTGAACTGGACCCTGACCGTGGTCTCGCTCGCGGTCGGAACCCCGCTGACGATCCTGCTGTGGAACGTCGTTGCCGGGTTCTGATGTCTAGATCCTGGGCCGGCGGCTCCACCCGCCGGTGGCGCAAGCTGCGAGAATCCGTGCTGAACCGCGACGGGCACTTGTGCCAGGTGCCCGTCGCGGGCGGCCGCCGGTGCGGCGCGCACGCCACCCACGTCGACCACATCACCCCGCTCGCCAACGGCGGCGCGAAGTGGGACCCGACCAACTGCCGGGCCGCGTGCCAGCCGTGCAACCTGTCCCGCGGTGCCTCCACGGTCGCCGGCCCGACCATCCCGGTCACCGTCGTGATCGGGCCGCCCGCCGCCGGCAAGACGTCATGGGCGCTGCTGTACGCCATGTCCGGCGACGTCGTGATCGACCTCGACCGCATCGCCGCGGCGCTGCGGCCCGTCGACGCCGTCGGACACACCTACCCCCAGCACGTGCGGCACGTCGCGATCGGCGCCCGGCAGGCCGCCCTACGGCGCGCCGTCGCGCTGCCGGCGTCGTCCGGCGCGCGGGCATGGGTGATCCACGCGATACCCACCGCCGCGCAGCTCAAGGCGTACGTGGGCGACGGCTGGACCGTGCACGTGTGCGACCCGGGTGCCGACGTCGTCCGCGCCCGCATCACGAGCTCGTCGCGCGGCCGCCGGCACATGGACGCCGTCGACCGCTGGTACGCGACGCGCGAGCAGCTGCTCGAGCAGCTGCAGCCCGCGCCGGCGTGGGACTGGTAGAAACCGTGTCGTGAGCAGGAAACCTCCAGCCCAGGCCGAAAGCCTGTTCGATGCGAACGGCGTCATGCCTGGTGGGCGCCGTCGCATCGGACGCGTGGAGCGGCGCACCACCGAGGCGATCCGGCTCGCGAAGAAACGCGGCGAGATCGAGGACCTGGAGGACCCGCTCGCGATCGCCGCGATCGTGCTGGCCGAATCCATGGACCGGGCCGCCCGGACCAAGCCCGACCCGTACGCCGTCGTCGCCGCGTCGCGGGAACTGCGCGAGGTCCTGGCCGCCCTCGGCCTGACGAGCTCGACCACCGCGCCCGACGACGAGCTCCTGGCCGAGCTGCGCAAGCTCGGCGAGGCCGAATGACGCCCGAGATCCGCGGGCTGCAGTACGCCACCGCCCGCACGCCGGGCCGCCGCACGTTCGGCCCGGCCGTGGGCCGGCTGGCGCGATCGTTCGGGACACCGTTCATGCCGTGGCAGCAGTACGTCGTCGACGTCGCCCTCGAGGTCCTCGACGACGGCGAATGGGCGTACACGGACATCGTGATCACGGTGCAACGGCAGCAGGGCAAGACGACGCTCGACGGGCCGATCGGCGTGCACCGGTGCCTCACGCGCCCGTTCTCGTCGTCCTGGGTGACCGCGCAGACCCGGCAGGACGCCCGCGACGCGTTCGTCGACGGGTTCATCCCACGGTTCCGTGCCTCCCCGTTCGCGCGGCTCGGCAAGACGCGCGAATCCCAGGGCTCCGAGCGGATCAAGTTCCCCAGCGTCGGCTCGCTGTTCGGCCTGTTCTCGCCCAAGGAGGACGGCCTGCACGGCAAGCTCCCACCACCCCAGCTCGTCATCAACGACGAGCACTGGGCATTCGACCGAGCGCTCGGCCGCGCGCTCGGCGCGGCGATCTCGCCCACGTTCATCACCACCGGCGGGCAATGGTGGCGCCACTCCACCGCCGGAACCGACGCGTCGGAATGGCTCAAGGAGGACGTGCGCGCCGGCCGCGCCGCCGTCGAGCGCGGCGTCGACCAGGGCACGGCCTACTTCGAGATCGGGTTCCCCGAGGCCCGGCGCGAGGAGCTGCTCGAGCTCCTGGAGAACGAGCCCGACTCCCCCCAGTTCGCCGCCGGCGTCGAGCTGCTGCTGTCCTACATGCCCGCCCGCGGCCACACGCTCAAGGAACGCGCGGTCCACGCCGAGGCCGTCAAGATGCGTGAGCGCGAGGCCGTGGGCGAGATCCTGCGCGGCTACGGCAACCAGTGGACCCGCGTCACCGAGACCGTCATCCCGGCCGCCCAGTGGGCCGCGGCCCGGCGGGACCTGCTGCCACCGCCCACGGTGCCCGTGGGCCTGGCGTTCGCGTGCGCCGTGGACCGCTCCCGATCGGCGATCGTCGCGGCCTGGCGCGAGCCGGACGACGGGCGGATGCGATGGCGGGTGATCGACGAGCAGCCCGGCACGGCGTGGGTGGCCGACCGCGTCGCCGGCATCGTCGACGACCGCGACATCGCCGCCGTGGGGTACGACCGGTTCGGGCCTGCTACCGACGTCGGCGACGAGCTCGAGCGCCGCGGCTACGAGCTGCACCGCATCACCTACGCCGAGATGGCGACCGCCTGTATCGGCACGCTCGCCGCGATCACCGACGGGCAGCTCGTGTACGCCTGGCACGACGCGCTCGACGACGTCGACCAGCGCGCCGCGAAGAAGGTCCTCGGGAACCGGTGGGTGTGGGACCTCAAGGCCGGCAGCTCGATCGCGGCGCTGGACGCCGGCACGATGGCCGGCTGGTTCTTCGACCACGCCGACGAACCGCTCGGTGACCCCCAGATCCTGCTGCCCAGCGTGTGACCGCGTGTCGTCGAACGGATGTTCTTACCGCGCCCCGCGATAGGGCATCCTCCGGATTGTGGGCACCTGGGCGCGGATCGGGCAGGCGATGGGCGTGTACGTCACGATCCCGTCGACCCCCGGCGACGTCGCCCAGGTCGAGGACCTCCCGCCCGGCGTCGCGGAGGCGTTCGGGATCAACTCCGACAGCGAGAAGGTTCCACGCCGGCAGGCGTTCACGATTCCGGCGTTCCGCAAGGGCGTGGCGAAGATCGCCGGCCTGATCTGTCAGTTCCCCCTGGAGGCCCACCGTGTCGCGGCCGGGGAGGACGGCCGCGCCGCGCCGGCCCTGCCCGACATCACGCTCGTACGCCGCTCCGTGCTCGAGCAGCCAGACCCGAACATCTCCGCGTCGAAGTGGGTCGCCAACGTCGTGGTCGACCTGATCTGTGAGCCGGCCGCCTGGTGCCTGATCACCCGCCGCGACGCCGCCCGCTTCCCGCTGCAGCTGCAGCACCTGGACTACCGATGGCTGCGCATCACGCGGGACAAGATCTTCTACCTCGACGTGGAGCTGCCGCTGCGGGACATCGTCCGGTTCGACACGCCCGTGCACCAGGACGGCGCGCTACGTGACGGCGCGTCCGTGCTGCGCACCGCGTTGGAGATCGAGGCGACGGTGCGCCGGTATGCGAAGAACCCGATGCCGCTCGGCGTCCTGAGTGACCCGTCGGCGGCGACCGTCGGCGGCCGCGACAAGATCTCTGACACGACGGTGCAGAAGATCCTGGACAAGTGGGAGCTCGGCGCGCTCAAGCGGGTGGTGCGCTGGATCGGCCGGCTGAAGTTCGACGCGGTCCAGTTCAACCCCGAGCAGCTGCAGCTGAACAAGTCCGCCGAACGGTCGGATACGAAGATCGCGCAGCTGCTGTGGCTCACCCCCGACGACGTCAACGCGCCGGCCACCGGCTCGGACACGTACCGGAACATCGAGGCCGAGGCCGCCGACAAGATCAACACGATCCGCCCCTACATGCTCGCGATCACCCAGCGCCTGTCCATGCCGGACATCACCCCGCGCGGGCAGGTCGTGAAGTTCTCCACCACCGCCTACGTGCGCGGGACCACGGCCGAGGTGATCGGCGCCGCGGTCAACGCGACCTCCGGCGACCGGCCGCTGATGGGCCGGGATGAGGCCCGCGCACGGTTCCTCGACCTGCCGCCCATGACAGAGGAAGCCGAGGAGGTGGTCGAGGATGCCGCGGCGTAGCGTCTACGGGCTCGTCGTCCCGTTCGACGTGGCCGTGCCGCGCGGGTTCTGGTACGCCCGCTACCAGCCCGGATCGTTGGCCATCTCGGACGTGTCACGCGTGCCGTTCGCGTTCGAACACCTGCGCACCCTCGAGGTGGTCGGCGTCATGACCGACGTCGAGGAACGCGACGACGGGATCTATGCCGCATGGGACCTGGACGACACACCCGCCGGGAACCGCGCGGCCGACGAGTTCCAGTTCGGCTCCCGAACAGGCCTTTCCATGGGCGTTTGGTACGACGACGACACGATCGACGCGATCTGGGACGCACTGTGGGACGACGACGGCGACGGGATCGTCGACGCCTCCGGAGAGATCCACGAAGTGAGCCAGGTCGCACTACCCGCGTTCGACGACTCCCGCGGACAGCTGCAGGGCATCTAGGAAGGAAAACCCGATGGGCACCAGCCTGAACACCAACGAGCACACCGAGGCCGGCCGCGTGGACCGCTACGAGGCCGGCACCCAGTACACGCCCCCGCCGCGCCGCGGCCGCAAGGGAGGGCAGCACGCCGGCGAGAGCGACGACCCGGAGCGCCCGCCCCGCGGCCCGGGCGCCGGCTCCGGTCAGGAGCCCGAGGCGGCGCCGGCGCCGACGTTCACGATCGAGCAGTTCAACCAGATGCGCGACCTGTTCCGAGGCGCGCCGGCGGCCGACGTCGACGACGACCAGGACGACGACCAGGACGTGAACGACGGGCAGCACGCCGCGGCGTCGCCGAACCCGCTCGGCACGCCGGCCGCCCGCGCGTCCGTGACGTACGAGGAGGAGGTGTACCGCAAGGGCGACACGAGCCGCAGCTTCGTGCGGGACGCGTTCCGGGCTCGCATGGAGGGCGACCACGACGCGGCCGAGCGGTTCGGGAAGTGGCAGCGGCAGCTGTCGGAGGTCGCCGAGAAGTACGTCGAGACGACCGTCACCCAGCCCAGCATCATCCCGCCGGGCTACCGCGCGGATCTGCTCGTCGAGCCGGACGTGCCCGCGCGGCCGATCCTGTCGCGCCTGACCGGGATGCGCGTGAACCTGACCGACGCGACGCCGTTCTCGGTGCCGATCCGCGGCGCGGCCGACGTCGTGGGCGACCACGTCGAGGGCACCGCGCACGTCGCGGCCGGCACCCTGACCACGTCCGAGATCACCGTCACGCCCAAGGCCGTCAGCGGCGCGTTCGAGGTGTCGCGGGAGCTCGTGGACTCCTCGAACCCCGCGATCGACCGTGTCGCGTGGGCGTCGATCCTGGAGGACTACGACGACAAGGCCGAGACGTACGCGTGGGAGCGGATCGTGGGCGCCTCGCTCGACAAGGACGGTGGCACGGTCCTGGCGGCACTCACCCCGGTGACCACGATCAACACCCCGGAGCTCCTCGAGGCCGAGCTCGTGGCGTTCTTCACCGCGCGGCTCCGCCCGGCGTCGTTCGCAGCATCGGGCAGCGAGATGTTCACGGAGGTGATCGGCTACCGCGACGGCGACAACCGGCCCATGTACCCGGTCATCGCGCCGCAGAACGCGGCCGGCACCGCGAGCGTCTCGGACGCCGAGTACGGGGTCAACGTGCGCGCCGTGCCGTTCGTGCTCAGCTCCGCCGGCAGCACCGACGGCGCCGACCAGGCGCTGCTCATCCGGCAGGCCGACATCCTCGCCGGCGAGTCCGCCGTGCGCCGCTTCCGGTTCGAGGAGGTCTCCGGGCCCGGCGTGATCAAGCTCGCGCTGTGGGGATACCAGGCCATCACCCGCATGCGGTCCACCGGCGCCCGTCTGATCGACCTGGACGCGACCAACCCCTGATCGGAGGAACCGATGACCACCCTGGCCGAGGCCCTGGCGCTCCTGCCCGACAACACCACCGGCGAGATCAGCGCGGCCGACATGCGCACGATCGTGACGGACACCTGGGAGCGCACCGACGGCACCGCGCCGATCGAGGGCATCCTGTTCGACACGGACCCCCCGATACCCGCCCACACGCCCGGCCATATGCACTGGAACACCACCGAGGGCATCCCGGAGGTGATGACCGACATCCCCGGCGTCGTCCTCCAGATCGGGCACGAGCTGTTCGCCGAGGTGCGGAACAACTCCGGTGCGACGATCCCGAACGGGCGCGCGGTACGGGTCACAGGCGGGATCGCCACGCGGCCCACGATCGCACTGGACAACGGGGAGGGCGGCATCCTCGGGCTGACGACTCACGAGATCGCGAACAACTCCAACGGGAAGGTCACCCTGTTCGGGCTGGTGCGCGGGCTGAACACGTCCTCGTTCTCTGAAGGGGACACGCTCTACTCCTCGTCCACGGGGACGCTGACCACCTCGATCACGTCCTCGTTCGTCGGGTACGTCACCGACTCCCACGTCAGCGCGGGCACCATCCTTGCCTCACGTCTGCGGACCGGCGCGGCAGCGGGGACCACGGCTCAGCGGCCCACTACGAGGGCTCTGGGCTTCCGGTACTTCGACAACGACCTCGGCATCCCGATCTGGTGGGACGGTGCCGCGTGGGTTGACGCGACAGGTGCCACGGTCTGATGCCCCAGTTCTCCACCGCCTACAGCGCAGCGTTCACCACGGACGATGTGGGCTGGTGGCTGCTCAGTGACGCGGCGGCCGCGTGGCCGGACCAGTCCGCGCCGGAGGATGAGGTCACGCTGACGCGCATGCTGAAGGTCGCCTACGGCCTGGTTGTGGCCTACGTGCTCGGCGACCTCGAGGCGGCCGGGCTCCCGGCTGACTGGACGATCGTTGATCCGGTGACCGAGACGATCCGTGAGGCTCAGCTGCTGCAGGCGCGCGCGCAGTGGGCGTTCGAGCGCACCGGTGGCGGGGACATGATCGGCCCGGACGGAACCCAGATCCGCGTCTATCCGATGGGCTGGCAGGTCAAGAACCTGATCCGGCCCGACGACGGGGTACCGGTGATCGGATGACCACGGCACGCGAGGACGTCGTCGCCTACCTGCGGGACAAGCTCCCGGAGGTGAAGGTGTTGGACACGGTCGAGGCGCTGACCAATCTGCAGCGCGCCGCCGTGATGGTCGCCCGCTCGGCGATCGCGCACCCGCCGGACAACACCGCCGAGCAGCGCGACGACGAGCTCACCGTGTGGCTCGTCTCCCCGCACCTCGACATCGGCAAGGCAGAGGCGGACCTCGACGAGAGCCTCGACGAGCTCCTGGCCGTGATCGACGCCCACGAGTTCCTGCACTGGACCGCAGGTGAGCGGGGAATGTTCAACGACGAGTGGCACGGGTTCCGCCTGACCGTGCCGCACCGAACCGTGACAACCGAGGAGTAGACATCATGGCCAAGATCGCAGTGAACCCGCGCCTGCTGCGCGACTACGTCATCGAACTGGGAACCGACAGCTACGAGGCCGCCACCGGCTCCGTGACGTTCACGCCGACCGTGCCGCAGCAGACGTGGACCGGCGGCGACGACCAGACCTACAGCGAGTCCGGGCCGGCCACGTGGGCGGTCACGATCGGCCGCATGCAGGACTGGGGCACCGCCGACTCGCTCGCGCGCGTCCTGCACCTGAACGAGGGACAGCAGCTCGCCGCGGTGTTCCGCCCCAAGCGCGGTATCGGGCCGCGGTTCACGTCCACGATCACGGTCGCCCCGGGCGCGATCGGCGGCACCAACGGGGCATGGCCCGTCGGCGACGTGACGATGGGCTGCACCCACCCCGAGCTCGAGGAGTCCGCGGGCGCGGCCACGGGCGCGGACGCCGGCACGCCGGGCGTGTTCACGCCGGCCTACTCCGACATCCCGGCCGACTTCGCCGCGGTCGCCGGCATCACGGCCGATCCGGCCACGGCGTGGACCGAGGGACAGCACGTCGTGCTGCTCGACAAGAGCAAGGCGTACTGGGACGGGGCCGACTGGCAGACCGGCGAAGCTCCGGCGGCCTGATGACGCGGCTCATGCCGTCGGTCTACGCCTCCCGCGAGCTGCAGGCCGTCGTCGTGTCCGTCAAGGCCCTGAACCGGGACGTGCGCCGGGACCTGGCGAACAGGACCCGCCAGACCATGAACCCGGTCTGGCGGGACCTGATCAACCGTCGCGCGGTCACGCCGCAGGACCGCGCCATCCTCGCGAAGGGCGCGCGGATCGCGGCGGGCAACCCGCCCAAGGCGATCGCGGCCTCGAGCACGCGGGCGCTGCCGGGCGGGCTGCGGCCGGCTGATGACTGGTCGAGCTTCGAGGCCGGCACCCGCCGGCCGAACCGCCGCAGCTCCTGGCGGCGCCGCTCGCCCGAGGGGACCGTGCACGACGTGCACGGCTGGCCCGAACGGCAACTGCCCAACTACTTGAAAGCCGGCTACGTGGTATTCCCGGCGTTCAAGGAGCTCGCGCCGCGGCTGGTGCCCCTGTGGGTGCAGTCCCTGATGAAGTCCGTGTACGACGCCGTGGAGAGGAGGTAGCAGCGTGGCCCGTGGGATCGAGATCCCGCTGATCGCGGACGTCGCCCAGTTCGTGGGCGGCATGGACAAGGCGGCCGACTCCGTCGGCGAGCTCGCCGACGTGTTCGACGACGCCGGCGACGCGTCCGAGCGCGCCGGGGACAAGGCCGGCGACGCCATGGACGACGCCGGCAAGGAGTCCGCCGACGCCGCCGACCGCGTCCGCAAGTCGTGGAAGGAAGCGCTCGACGACGTCGGCGACACCTCCCGCAAGACCGGGGACGACATCGGCGACTCGACCAAACGCGGATTCGAGAAGGCCGAGGACGGCGCCCGGGACTTCCGTGACGAGGCCGACTCCGTGGCTAAGGAAGCGGCGACGTCGTTCGACGGGTCCGCGGAGTCGATCACGGACGTGTTCCGCGACGTGGCCGCGAACGCGTTCGCCGGGTTCGGTCCGGCGGCCGCGGGCGCCGGCGTACTGATCGCGGCCGGAATCGGTATCGCGATCGAGCGGCTGACCGAGTACGCCGAGAAGGTCAACGAGGCGACCGAGGCCGGCGCGGAGTGGGCGACGTCGTTCAACACCGCCGGCCTGCAGGACCGCATCGCAGGGTTGCGCGACTCCTGGGAGGAGCTGACCGCCGAGGTCCGCGATTCCCGCGAGTGGTACGAGCTCACCCAGGAACGCGGCGTGACCGCGATCGAGCAGATCGCCGCGGCCGCCCGCGACGGCGTCGGAGACGTGGGCGCGTTCATCGAAGCGTTCAACATCACCGACCCCGTCGAGCGGCTACGCGCGCTCGAGGACTCCCTGGCGACGATCGACCGGCAGATCGGCGACCTTGGGCCGGCGTGGCGGGCCACGCTCGGCGGACCGGAGACCGAGCAGGCCTACCTCGACCGCCGCGAGACGCTGCGGGACCTGCGCGGCATCGTCGAGGACCAGATCACCGTCCAGGAGACCGCGAACGACGTCGAGCGCGCGCACGCCGACACACTCGGCCTGACCATCGAGCAGTACCGCGCCCGCACGGAAGCCACCGAGGCGGCCGAGGAAGCCCAGGAGAGCTACACGCAGGCCCTCCAGGACGCCGCGGACCCGGTCGGGGTGTACGAGGAGCTCCTGTCGGACAAGGAGGCCGCAGAGCGGCGCACAGCGGAGGCGACCGCGGCCGCCACGAAGTCGAGCAAGGACTCGTGGGAGGACTACGCCGCCGACGTCTCCGTGACGACGCAGGACCTGATCGACACGTGGAACCGGCAGGTGCGCCAGGCCCGCGAGTTCGAGCAGAACCTGGCGACGATCGCGGAGTCCGGGGGGCAGGCGTTGGCCGACGAGCTGCGCGCCAAGGGCCCCGAGGTCGCCGGCGCCGTCGCGGAGGTGATCGCGGAGTCCGGCCCCCGCAAGCGTGCTCAGGCGATCCGCGCGCACGCACGCGCCACGGGTGAGGACATCTCCGGCGAGATGGGGTCCGGGATCCGCCGGCGCCGCGGCCGCGTGCAGGACGCCGTCGACGACGCCGTCGGCTCCGTGCGCGCGCCGGCCGTGGACGTGCCCGTGACCGCGTCAACAGGTCAGGCCGAGGCCGCGATCGAGGCCGCACGCCGCCGGCAGGAAGCGCGCTCGCTCACCATCCAGGTGAACGCACAACTGAGGGCGGTGTGACATGACGATCCTGATCGAGTCGCCGCTCGGCGGTAGCTTCTCGCCGCGCCTGGCGCCGGAGATCTCCTACACGCGTGAGGTGCGATCCAGCATCCTGCAGCCGGTCGACACGCAGACGCCGTTCGTCATCCTGAAGTTCCCCGACTCGAGGTCTGGCACGTTCGAGTTCCTGCTCGTCGACGCAGCGGCCGCACTGTCGGCCGAGACGATCCTCGAGCACGGCGAGGTGTTCACCTACACCAACGACGACGTCGCCGGATCCGAGGAGTCGTTCGACTTCGTCGTCACCGGGCAGATCGTCCGTGCTCGGAACATGCCGTATCGGTCCTGGACCGTGCGGTGTGGGTTCCGGGAGGTGTGAGCCATGCCGGCGAGCGGAGCATCGCGGGTCTCTCGTCTGGGCTGGACGGCGCACATGTCGTCCGAGACCGCAGACCCGTCCTCTGGGTCGACCATGTGGGACGAGCAGGCAATCCCGTCCCTGACCGCGACCGTGATCATCCCCTACGAGGCCGCCACCTATGCCGCGGCCGACCCGCTCGGCGCGGGCGCGCGGGTCACGCTGTCGGGTCGGCACGAGTTCACGGCGTCAGAGCCGCTGTCAGCGATCACGGCGGAGGGCTACGCGACGGTGGCGGACATGTCCGCGGCCTGGTCCGGCCTGACCCTCGCGGACGTGTCCGCGCTGTATGGCCGGCCGCTGACCCCGGAAGGTGAGCTGTACCCGGACGACACGCTCGACCTCGACCTGGTCGTCGTCGACCGCGACCGGCACCGCGACGGTGACGACGAGTTCGTGCAGCTACGCCTCGCGTGTGACGAGCAGTTGGCGATCGACTACCGGAACCTCGAGCGGCGCACGATCGAGGCCGGCACGGTCCGGCAGCTGTGCACGCTGGTCCTGGCCGAGATCGGCGCCGAGCTCGAGCCCGATCCCGAGTTCGACCCGGGTGACCCGTTCTACTCCGACGCTCTGCTGCCGGCCGGGTTCGACACGTGGGACACGGGCGTGTCGGCGTGGCGGCAGATGCAGGCCGCGTGCGATATCGGCGGGCTGCTGCTGCGGTGTGATCACCAGCGCAAATGGCGGCTGATCAGGACGGACATCGACGCGTTCCCCACCCAGGGCGTGCCCATCAACCTGAGCTTTCTGGACGGGACGCGGTTCGAGGAACGCACCAGCCGCGGCGGCGACTGGTTCGACGCCGTGGTCATCGAGTACGTGTGGCGCGACGCGCTCGGCGTTGAGCAGCGCCAGGTCGACACCGCGCAGCTCGTCGACCCGCCGCAGCGCGTCTACTACGAGCAGCGCGACACCGCGTACGCGGCCGGCGCGGCCGCGCAGATCCTCGAGCGCACGCAGCGGCGCGGCAAGGCGTTCCAGGCCGAAGCGCCCCCCAACCTTCACGCGCGTGTCGGCTCAAACTTCACCTGGCAGATCGACAACGACACCGACCAAGAGGTCGGGATCATCTCGCGCGTGCAGTGGTCGATCACCGACGACGTGATGACCATCGTCGGCCGGGACTTCTGAGAGGAGCACACATCATGCCGTTGGACAGCGAGGGCATCTGGCAGTACGAGGAGACCGACGACGCATCACCCGTCTCCGGGCTGCTGAACCTGCTGGCGGCCTCGACCTCCACCCAGATCGCGGACGTGCGCTCGAACCTGCCCGCGGACACCGGCTGGGTGAACCTGACGCTGCTCAACAGCTGGACGGCGTCAGAGGGCACGCCGGCCGTGCGCCGCATCGGGGAGATGGTGTTCGCCAAGGGCGTCGTCACCGGGGGGTCGGCTCAACTGATCGCGAACCTGCCCGCCGCGTTCATCCCGTCCGAGGGACGCCGGTTCTTCGTGTGGAGCTCGGGCTCGACCGGAACGATCTTGACGATGTTCGCATCCGGCGCGCTCCAGTCCTCCGCCGGGTTGGTGGACACGAGCCTGTCCGAGTGCATCTACATCGTCTGACCAGGAGGGAACTTCATGTCCTACATCATCACGCGCGACCAGTGGGGAGCACGCTTCCCGGCCGGATTCGGGCCCCGCCCAGCACGTGGCCTCAGGGCGTACGAGCATCACTCCGTGACGATCGCGCCGGATCTGGTCGCCCCGTTCGACGACGACTATGCGGCGATCCGGCGGATCGAGGAGATCGGGCAGGAACGGTTCGGGCACGGGTTCTCCTACCAGCACGCCATCACGCCCGTCGGCCTGGTCTTCGAGGGATGCGGCATCGGCCGTGTCGGCTCGGCGATAGCCGGCTACAACACGCCCAGCTGGAACATCGTGCTCGTGGGCAACTACCAGCACAAGGCCCCGCCCAAGGCGATGCTGCAGGCGCTGACGTGGCTGCTGCACCACGGCGCCGATCAGGGATGGATCGACGCCCCACGGCTCACGGGCGGGCATCGTGACGCGCCTGGCGCTGCTACGGCGTGCCCGGGCGCCAAGGCGCACGCGCTGATCGACGACGTCAACGCCGGCCGCTACGCCGGCGCCGTGAAGCCCTCACCCCAGGAGGAATACGACATGGACCGCATCGATCTGCGCCAGGCGCACGAGAAGGCTGTGCGTGGCCACCACATGGACCAGCTGCAGGCGCTGCTGCTCGCTGCCGGCTACGGGCCCACGGGCCTGGTGGCGCGCAACGGCCGGCCGGACGGCATCGGCGGGAAGTACACGCGCGCCGCCTTGGGTGCGTTCCAGGTGCGCACGAACACCGGCACGGACAAGAAGCCGGACTACGTCGCCGGCCCCAAGACGTGGGCCGCGCTGCTCGAGTGAGTGAGAGGTAACCCCCCATGAAGCTGTCCAACTTCGCTATCGCGATGATCGCCCTGGTCGTGCTGTGCGTCCTGGCCGCCTTCACGCTGCTGATCTACACGGGCAAGCCGGTCGACGACCTGACCTACCTGGTCCTCACCCTGGTAGGCGTGGCAGTGGGCTCCGGCGTCACGTACAGCAAGACGGCCGGCGTGGCGCGACAGGTGCAGTCGGTCGAGGCCAAGGTGAACGGCAACCTGTCCCGCCTCATCGCCAAGGCTGCAGCCACAGGACAGGACGTCGAGGGCGACGTCGCGGAGCTCGAGCGCATCAGCCACCACGACCCGCCCCAACCCCGTGCATGACGACGCCGGCGCCCGCAGCTCACGCTGCGAGCGCCGGCGTTTTTTTCGGCGGGCGGGGGTGCCGGACAC